TATAATTTGTTTTTTCTATACTTGCTGAAATAGATGCATTAATTACACCACCTGTAACTGTTACAGTTGGATTTTCTGTGTAACCACTTCCTGCATTTGTTATTGTTACTGCTGTAACTGCACCCCCAGTTATTGTTGCTGTTGCTGTTGCTTGAGTTATACAGTCTCCTGTTATTGTTATAGTAGCTGTTGTATATCCTCCCCCTCCATAGTCAATTGTTAGTGATTCAACACTTTTGCCATTCTGTATGTATGATACTTCTTCAGTTCCAGCCCTGTCTTCTAAATACATTTTGCCCTTTGTAACTAACCCTTGTACAATACCCTTCTGATTAGATGCTGGTGTAAGTACAGCTAACTCAGTTTGAGGCGCTCTGCTTGTTATCAATGAAGGTGCTTCAACCCAACTTACTTCATACACTTCATATTTCCAATATCCTGCTGGAGACAGGTTTATTCTGCCATCTAATGTGCTTGGAGTTGCGTTATATTCAAACAATAAGTAAGTATATCTATCATAAATTGTTTCAGTCTTTGCATAAGCATATTGTACACTTCCATCCATGTCATTAGTAAACTTAAATAAGTGCCTAATGTTTGAAGATGCAACAGAAGTATCAATTCTATTATCCTCAGTTTGCAAATAAGTAGTAATGTTTGTTTGTGTCAATCCTTGTATCATCACTATATAATAGAAAAAACGTGTTTTTATTTGGTGTTATAAAAGAAAAGAGTGACGTTTAAGCCACTCTTCTCTAGAAATATTTAAAAACTAATAATAAGATTATAAGTTAGTCGATATAATTGGAATTGCATTTCCTGAATCTAAGTTATCAAATGGTGTTGCAGTATAGTCTTTTACCATTGCAAAAGGCTCTGTTTCCATTCCATCAAAGGTTAGAGTGTAACCATTTCTGTCTCCCCACGCAGCACCACTATCCATAGTACCTGCATTAAGTTCCATTCCATTAACCATTCCCATTGCTGTAATCACATTATGATTGTCAGCTCCGAATGTTTGGTTTAACTCAGCAAATATTATAGTTTTAGTTGCTCCTAAAAGTTTAATCTCTGCTTGATCTGCTCTGCTTAATTTATTATATATTATATTTATTGTGGGAGTGAAATAGAGAGTTCCATTTTCACGACTACCAACGATTGTATCTGTTAAAGAAGATACTCCAAGAGGCAAAGTGTATTTATAAATACTGTTACTTCCCATATCTATATCATCAATTTCCCTTACTGTATTTGGTGCTGCTGTCGAGTCGTAAGTTATTGTTCCAACTTGATCAAGAACCGCGAAATAAACCGCTTTAATACCCCCAGAGATTCTATTACAATCTAACGATCGTCCTCTTGTAAGTGCTGTACATGCCATTTTTTTATTTTTTAAGGGTTAAAGGAGCAAGGGTTTTTACACCCCTGCTTCTATTAATTTAGTTTATTTATGATGTAAATACTACGTCACCACCAATTGCAGTCTGAACACCGCCAGAGAATCTCGCTACTAATCTCATGTTGTTAGAACCGTCCAATTGTGACATATCCATTAATCTTATTGAAGTAGTTGTATCTGAAATTAAATCTGTACCGAAATATAAATTAGATTTCTGAGCCGCTACGATTGTGTCATTAGTCATACCTGGACAAACGGCTAATTTTATTCCTTCAAACACTTTTGTGTAGTCTTCATTCATACTCGCATAAGGATATGAAGTTAAAGCTGAAACAGCTTGAATGTACAATCTCCATGTTTTAGGACTTACATATAAGTATAAGTCTTCTTTTGGATAAACTGCGCTAGGTATAGCTGCTACTGTGTTTTGAAAATTCTCAAGAACGTTACCCGCGTTAATTGCTGAACCTGCACCCCCTACTGTTGCAACATCAACAACATCTGCGTTAGATGCTAAGACTCCAGTTGCAGTTGTGCAAAATCCGTTAAAAGATGCTGCTGTTCCTGCTCCTGCCCATATCATTCCTTCTACTCCATCAGCTATAATTTCTCCCATGTAAGAAATCACAAAATCATCAAAAGATGGTGGTGGTGGTGCGCCTGCTCCTGCTCTCATTTGCAAAGCCTCGAATGAATCCAAAAGCTCCGCCTTGCATAAATCAAGGTTTACCATTAGATTAGTAGGCTCAAGTACCGCCTCAGTACCTGTAAGGTTTCCAGCAGAAACAAAATCACACCCTGCTGCTGTTATTAAACCTGAATTTGTATATTTCGCGATATTACTCTTATACTTAATGTTTTCTATCATTGACAAAAAGTCTAATGATGTTGCTTGTTTTAACGCAGCGTGCACGTATACGCCTGCGCTTTTTCCTTCGTAATTACTTGTTACTCCGAATGCCATAATTTTTTGTTTTTTATTATTATTTATTTATTTAAGTTGTGTAAAAATCTTTCTCTTTTTGACATCTTGCTAAATTCTGTTGCTGCAAATGGTTTGTCATTTTGAGATGTGAATTTATTTGTGTTAATTGGTGAGTCAGCAGGTGATTCTGCTAATTCTATTTTAAGTCTTTCGTTTTCAGCTTTTAATTTTTTGATTTCATCTTCTGCTGAAAATTCAACTACTTCAGTTGTTTTAATTGACTTAGGCTTATCTGAAACCTCTTCAGTTTCTTCTGATAATTCTTCTACTTCATCATCACCACCATCCTTATCTCTTTTAAGGTCAGCTACTGCATCTTCTAAGTTCTTGATACGCTTTTCCATACCTTCCCAGTCATATACTGCTGCTTCTTCATCATAATCATCTTTATCTTCTTCAGCTAATTCAGTTTCTTCTGACATTTCTTCTTTTTCTTCTTCTGCTTCAACTTCTTCTTCAGTTTCTGATTCCATAACCTCAGCAACTATCCCTTCTTCTTCTACTCTAAAAGAAACACCTTCTTCGGTACGATACGTTCCGATTGGCAAAAGTATCGTCGTTCCGTCTTCGGTCAAAACTGAAATATCTACTCCAGCTTCTAATTCTTCAGCAGTAGAAACAAAGATTGTACCATCTTCGCTTTTAGCCTGCCAAGCCAATGAAATTTCTTTCTCGGCTTTGTTTAAGCCAAGTGCTACTAGTATTTGTTCTTTAATGTCCATAGGTTCTTTTTTTATTAAATAGAATTATTATTACTTTGTTTGATTTTCGTTTATTATTTCGTTTAAAGCTGATAGTATCTCTTCGTCTGTTGGTGTTTTTTCTGACATTTTTTCCATCTTATCTGTGAAATACCCTTCTATACTCAGACCTTTTAAATTGCCTTGTTTTATCTCTTGCCAGAGCTCATCATTGTTTATCTTCATAGAAACCATCCAAGTCCCCTTAGGGAGGTCATAGCCATAAAGTCTAGACTTATCCATTTTAGGGTCTTCTATTATCCAGCTTTCAGTAGTTAAAACACCAGATACTCTATCTTGATGTTCATACGTTGCTTTATGATGGTTATTGTGTTTTAAGTATAGCTCAGACGATTTTCTTACGGTCGCAGGACTAAAGAAAACATAATATTCATCTCCTGTATTATTATTTATACGGAAAATATTTTTATTAGGGATTAAAGCAGGGCTAACAATTCGTTTTTGCTCTTCATCAACTTTAGCAAATGTTAAATTATTTTTAGCCTTACTCATGTAAACCATATTTTGTTCGATAGCTGGTGCTGATACTAAGCTAATAGCATCAATAGCTAGTTCCTCACTATCATCATCAATAACTAATTCTACAATAGAAGTAGTCTTTTCGTAATAGTCTTTATTTGCAGCTTCACATTCTGCTATGGAGTCGTATTGACAGTCTCCTGTCTTACCCCATTTTACTTTTCCGTTTTCACATTGTTTACAAGGCATATTATATAATAGATATTTAATTAATATATTTGATTTTTAAATTGTTGCTCTTCGTCTTATATTAGCAAGCTGGTTCTGTGACGAGGTCATCTCGTCAGTTACAACGAAGGCTTTGACTGGTTCTGGTTCTGTAACACCACTTAAATCAAAAGCACCTGACATCATTTGTGGTGCTGGTGTTGTTGGAACAGCTCCACCGCCTCCACCACCGCCCCCACCTCCTCCTCCACCTGGAACTGGAGTTGAAGCGATAGATGCTACATTAGCTAAACCTGCTGCAATTGCTGC